TAGAGAATGGTAAGCATTTAAATCTTGAGCGAACTCAGGAGTCCAAACAGCTCTCAGTTTTCTAGTTTTTGCTACAATAGCCTCACTTGTCATTTTAACGTTAACTTGCGGAATGTTAATAGTTGTATTATTAGCATTTAAGTTAATATTTCCATCTTCAAAATCACCTCTGTTATTATCAGTTGGTTGTTGAGAAAATGAAATTGTACTTAAGAAACTTTGTCCTGCTGTTGCAGCACCATCTCTAAAAGTATCTGTACCTAATGAACCTGAAGGTACAACAAATGCAATTGCATTAATCGCACCATTAGCATCAACCGTAGTTCTAGTAAATGCTGGTAATGTTGCAATGTTACCTGGAGAACCAACTCCTGTTGCTACAACACTTGATTGCGAGTAAAATGTAAATGATCTTACAGCTTCAAAATCTGGGTTAGCAGTTGTAATAGTTGAACCTGCTCCAGCTGCTAATGTTATTACATTATAACTAGTATTTCCGTTACCGAAATTAATAGTTTGTCCTACTGCATTTGGATCTGCTGAACCTGATGAATATACTCCATCATAGTTTAAATCAGACCAAGATGCTGAAGTAATTGTTGCTACTACATCTAAAGCACCTGTTAAGTTACTTGAGTATGAGAATCTACCAGCACCATATAAACCACCTGCATTTGTGTTACCAAATCCAGCTGGAGGTCCTGCAGGAGTTCTTGTACCATACATAGAAGTATTTGCTGCAAATGGATCTTTAGAAGTTCCATATTGGAAATCTAAAAAGAATACTAGACCAGAAGGTAAGTTCATTGGTTGAACCGAAACAAATTCTTTTGCTGCGATTTGACCAAATACTTTTCTTACCAATGGTAAAGCTACTCCAGCCCATTGTGCACCTCTACCTGGAGTAAAAGTACCTGAGTTAGCACCCCCACCTGTGTTCGAAGTTTCAGTTACTAACTGTTTAGCCTGATTTTCAAGTAACATTGACATATTGTTACTTTCTTGATCAGATAAACCTTCAAGTAGGCCTGTTTTAGCCCACTTGGACGATAATCTTGCCGCATCACTTTGTAGTGACTTGTAAGGATTAGCGCTTTCTAATAAAGAGTTTAATTGTGACATTTTTTATTTTTTTAGTCGTTAATTATTAATTTTATTTATATTATACCTGCTAATTTTTTAAATCTATCTACCATTTCGTTAGACTCAACAATTGGTTTAATATTAGTTTTCTTTGTACTAAAACCTACAGTCTTTGAAGCCATCCCTAAACTTTCGTTCATTGATTTTGTAATTTTTTTAGTTTTTAAACCATCTTTTAATGTTTCGTAAACTAATTTAGCTTCTTTTACTGTTTCTGCTTTGTCAAAAGTTGTTAATACTTTAACCTTGTTGTTTTCACTTAAGTTTTTAGATTTGAAAATTTTATTTGTGTATAATAATTTTGCGTTTAAGAGGTTGATTTCATTTAATTCATTTTTGAGAGATTTAACAGCAGCATATGCTTCTTTTAATTCCTCTTTTGTGTCTTTCATTTTTTCTTCCATCTTTTTCTTTTTTTCATCAGCTTTTTCGTCAGCCATACCATCTAAGTATCCTTCTTCTTCAGCTTTTGTTCTTGCGTCTTCATCAATGGTAATGTCTACGTCATCTTCGACTTCAACTTCATCATCCATTTCGACACCATCTTCTTCAAATTCTTCGCCTGCTTCAATTTCTCCAGCAGCGACCATATCTGAAATTACGTCTTCGATAAAAGATTTTAGATCTTCGTCTGTCATGTCTTCTAAGTCAATTTCCTCAGCGTCAAGGTCATCTTTCTCATCTTCCATTCCATCTTCATATCCTTCTTCTTCAGCATCTGTTCTTTCATCTTCAGTTACTGAATCTTCTTCTAATTCGTTTTCTAATTCTGCTAAAACTTCATCTAAGTTTGAATCATCTTCCTCTTTGATTTTACGCATTTTTTCAGTTTCAGTCTCAGCCTTATTATCAGACTTACGATCGTCACCTTCTGCTTTTTCCTTTTTGGTCATGTATTCTTTCTCTTCTGTCATTTTATCATCTTTTTTTGCTTCTTCTACTTTATCTTCTTCTCTCATAGTATCCTCTTCTTCTCTCATACCATCTTCTTCAGCTTCATCCATTTCTTCTAATTTAGCTGCTAGCATAGTTTTAAGGTGAGGAGTGAAAGATTCTTCTAAAGCAGCTTTAGCATTTGCAATTGCAGTTTCTTTAACAGCTTTTGCATCGGCGATAGCCTCTTTTAAAAATTCTCTGTTCATTTTTCCTAAAATTTTGTTTGGGAAGTACGTTTATTAAGAAACGTAATAATAATTAATAGTGAGTTTTGATGCTATATAGATTGTAGCGATAGCATATTTACGATTATACGTATATTAAGATTGTTTAAAATTACTATATTGGGCAATTACCTTTTGAGCAAAGTATTTCTGTTATAATTGAATTTACTTTTGAATAGATGTTTGAATTTGAAAAATCAAGTCCTTCTTTAACTAAATGCATATATGATCCAGGATTAGAAGGTGTTGATACAAAATCCCAACATAATAATTGAAAATCATCTTGTACCTCTTGTACTTCACCTACTGGTTTTAAACTACCCATACCACGAGAAGAAACACCAACTGTAATTCCATTTTCAATTAAAGATTTTAATATATTTCCTGAAGGAGTAGGTAGGATTTCTATTTTCCCCATTACATTATCTCCATCCCACCAATAATCTGTAATGTTATGGGATACATTTTTTAAATTTACTACTGAGTCTTCAGGATGATCTAATTCTCCTAATGCTCTATTTTCATCAATTAATTCCTTATATTTTCCCATTTCTCTATCCCATAATTCTTTGGAATAATAACGCCCATTGCCATTTTTAACTTCAGCAGTAGCTAATATACCTTCAACTATAGGAAGTCCTCGTTTAGATTTTAATCCCTCAGTAAAGGATAATTGTTGAGGTTTAAATAAAGAAGTTTCAATTAATACCTGTTTCATAATTTAGTCGTTTAATAAATCTTTAAAAGTAATTTTATTTTCTTTAACTTCTATAAATTTATCATTTGCTGCCTTTTTAGTAGCATCACCATATCCACTTTCCATATACTTACCTTTTATTTCTGTAGGTTTTAATCCTGGTGCATCTTCTGTATACCCAACACCTTCCTGACCAAATTGAGCTTTTTCAACATAATGAAGAGGATTTGAAGCTAAGTTTTTTGATACTTCTTTTCTAGCTTTTTTAATGTATTCACCTATATTTTGATTAGTAAGTAATTCTTCTACTTTTGTCATTTCAAAATTAACACCTAACTGGAATTCTTCTCCATTAAGATTATCTATATTTTTATCATCAGAATAATCATAATTATTTTTATTTAAATCATCTTTTTTAACTTCATTTATATTACTATCAAAATAAGCCTTCCATTCCATAACAGAATTAGTTGAAATATCTTTATCTAAAGACTTAACATAATCTTCTTGTATTTTATCATTAGAATCTTTAGATACTTCTTTTATAATATGTTTTTTAACATGATCAAATAAATATTCTTGTGTTTTCATTGTTCTTAGTTTAATAATTTTTTTATATCTTCTAGATAATCCATAATTAAATCTGTAGGTTTAACTACTTTAAATGAATCTGGGTTTTCTTTATAATATTCTATTGTTTCGTTTTTAGCATTGGATATCGTGGTATAAATATCGTTTAATTTTTTCTCAACACCATCAAATGCTTCTATTCTTTTTAATTGAAAGTTTTTTTTTTCTCCATTATCTTCCTTAAATAATTTTCTTACTATTATACCTGATCCTTTAATTTTTTTGGGTACTAATTTATACGCAAATTGCTTTACATAAGCATTATCTGTAACTCCATCAGGACCAGCTTTAGGACCTGGTCCTAAATCAGCTCCTATATTTTCTTTTGTAATTTTATCTAGTTTTTTTGCTTGACCTTTATGCATTTTAGATGCAGCTTTTAATTCTTTTGAAATTACTTTTATTTTTTTATTTTCGGCATCAGTATGACTTTCATTTACTGATTCATCTAAATCAGGGTTTCTATATGAGCCCATCCAATAAGCTAATAATTCCCTAGCTTCCTTCTTTTCTAAATCAAATGCTTGTTGTAGATAAGGGGCAGCACCAAACATATTAGTTTGACCTGAGTCTTTTAATTTAGTAAGAAATTGCATATAATCTCTAAATCTTTCGGTATCTCCTTCTTTATTATATGAAGCTGCAAACATATTTCTTTTTGCTGTTGCTGGGTCGTATTCGCTAGTATATTCTTTAACTGCTTTATATCCTAATTCTTTGTAAGCTTTATCATCTGCTTTTTGTCCTTTTTTTCTAAATGCAAATGGTGTAGCATATTGTCCCCCAGTTCCAGGTGAAAATGTAGCTGACCCTGCTCCTCCTCCTGTTGTAGACATTTCATCTAAGTCACCCTCATTCATATTCATTGTTAACCTTCTATATTCTTCAGGATATTCATTTCTTATATGTGTACGAATTGTATTTCTTAAAGCACGAGCTTCATCATATATTAATCTTAACTTCTTATCAGATTTTGTTTTAATATAAACATCTTTAGCTACTTGGGTTAATTCAGTTGAGGTATTAAATAACTCTTCAAGATTAGGTAACTTTTTAATCCCCCAACTAATTTTTCCTGTTTCATCATCTATATCTGTAATTGTAGATTTAGTATCATTATCTATTGTAACATAACCTACCTTGTATTTGTCATCTACGTTGACTTTAGGTAAATTATCTCCCGGTGCTTCTTTTAATTTATATTTGTACTGGCCCATGTGATGATTTTAATTCTTCTAAAAGATTACAATATTGTAATAAGTCAACTAGATTTTCATTATTAACTTTTTTATTTTTACCTATTTCAATAATAAACTTATTTACTTCTATTAATTTAATTTGTGTAGCACTATCTTTTACTGATTTTATTTCTTTAGATAGATTACTTTTTATTTCTTGGATTTTAGAATTATAAAATTCTTTTAATTTGCTTGTACTATCTATATGTTCAATAAATTCTCTTAATATTGATTTTTGGGTACTAGATAAATGAGAATACTTATCGTTAAATTTTTCTAATATTACTCTATATGTAAGTAACCTTACATCTCTATCTTCTTGGCTAAATTCTTTTATAATATTATCTTTAACGTCATTTTTAATAATTTCTTTAGATGTTAATTGTTCTAATAAAACTAATTTATTATCAACTATTTGGTTAGGGTTAATTAATTCTTGGGTATTATATACTTCAAATAATGTATATAAAGATGCTAAAGATTTATAGTTAGATATATGGGTTTTAAATAAGTCTTCAACATTATAATGTTCTCTTAATTCTTTAACCATATTATATTTTTCCCTTTTAAGGGATTTTCTATTTAATTTTTTAGATGCTTCTAATACTGTATTTATTATAACATTTGCTTTCCCTTCTGTTATATTTTTTGATTTAAATATAGTTTCATATAATTTATATTCTTTTCCTAACTCAGTATTTATAAAATACTTTTTTAATATGTTTACTGAGGGTGAATCATTACCAGCTAATGTATCAGCCGTTATTTTTCTTACTAGTAATTCAAATAAAATACCAGTATTTTTAAATTTTGAATGTTTTATATACATCAATATGCTTTTTTTATAAATATATTAAGATTTCTTGTTATCGCCACCAATTATATTACCTTTTATTTTTTTCTGAACTTTGTCCTCGGATAATAATACATTTTTGTTAAGTGGTATATCTTTTAACATATCTTCATATTTAGCCATAATTCTATTACTTTCTAAAGCTAAAGAAGAACCTTTAGTATCATTGTAATCTTGTTTCATACCCTTTCTACCTAATCTATCTTTACCAAAATTACCTTCTTGTTTATCTTTATTTGTTGGTTGTTCAATTGGTCGACCTAAAGGAGTTTTATCAGTAGTATTTTCATCATACCCATCAGGTAAATTAGAAGGATCAGAATACATTCTTCCCTTACCATATAAAGAAGCTAAATCATGGGGTGTACCATATGATTTACCTGTTTCTAAAGGATCATTTCCTTCAGCTTCAATTTGTGCTAATCTAAATTGACGTTTAGTATCTTCATTAACTAAATCTCTATATTCATCATATTGATCCTCACTAAAGTGGAAGATATTTTCATAAATCCAGTCTGATGGGATTAATTTACTATCTAACATATTTTGAGCTAATGCCATTTTTTCAGTCATTAATGCTATTTTTTCTTGATCGTAAATAATTGAAGGAGTTGTTAAAGAAATTTCAAAATTAGTTAAATCTCCATCTCTATAACCTTGAGTATATAAATGGATTAATGCTATTTTGTACAATTCTGAAGTAAAAATTCTTTGAATACGTTCTACGGTTCTAGCAAATCTAATATCTTGTGCTGCTAATGTAGCTTTACCATCTGTATTTTCATCGTACCCCATAAAAGCTTTAGGGACTTTAAGTGCTGCGAATAATTTATCTCTTAAATATTCAACATCGGCAATACCATCCCATTGTAGTCCTGCTAAATTGTCTATTTTAGTAGTTGAATCATTTCCTCTAATTGGAATATAAAAATCTTCAAGCATATTTTGCATATTATACTTTAAATTATATTCACCCGTTTTTTCATCCATATAAGGAGTACGTTTTAACTTTGTAATTGTTTTTTCCATAAATGCATCTACCTCATTTGGTGGGATTGAACCTACATTCATATAATAAATCCTTTTTTCAGGTGCTCTAACAATTCTATGAATTAACATAGCATCTTCCATTAAAACATATTGTTTAAATAATTTTCGAGCTGGTTCTATATAACTCCTACCATAAGGTAAGAAATTCATATCTGTTACTAACCTAAAATGAGCCATTTCATAATTATCAAATATAATAGAATTTGCTTGGTTTGCAGAATTTGGAACGCTAAAATAACCAGAATCAGCACCTGATATTCCATCAGGGTCAAACCTATATCTTATTTGTGATGGGTTTTTTGGATCACCTTCTAATCTTTCAATATGATATGCTGTATAAGGAATAACACCATATACCCCAAATTTTTCAGCAATTTCTAGTTTAAGAAAGAAATCTCCATACTTACACATATTACGAATCCAAGGCCATAAATTAAATTCTATATTTAATACATCATAAAATAAATTATATAAAATTTGTTGTATATTTTCATCTGAACTTTTAATATGCATTACTTCACCCATATCATTTTTTAAAGTAGATTCATCAGCTAAAATATCTAAAGCAGATGCTACAATAGCATCAGTATCCATAGCATCATATTCTGAGTATAGATAAGGTCTTAATGTTTGGTAGTTAAAATTTTGCTGTTGGCCATATAATGAATTAGGTGAATTTGTATAAACCCTATTAAACCTATCAATTAAAGAATTAGTTTCTAGTTCCCCCGTCATTTGGATTTGATTAACATCCATTACTTTAAGTTGATCACCCCCAACATTACGAATTAATACATCTGTTGAAAATAATCTTTTTAATCTTGAAAATAAACCTGTATCTGCCATTTTATTTTATTTATAAATATATTATAATAACCAACTTATATCCTCATTCCTATCTCCCACCTTCATTGAATAAGGATTTTGAATACTAGTTGCACTATACCCCCCACTATGGTTGGTTTTTGATTTTTGTATATTACCTAATGCCGCACGAGCTCCATCTAAACTTTGTTGTTGAAATTTTAAAGATGTATCACGTAGAAACATACCAATCCCAAATGACATAACCAAGTCATCGTTATAACCAGTTTGTGCTTCTGGTCTTCCATTTTTCCAAATAAATACCTTCATTTCTTCTAATAAACGTTTTGATTGAATTGTTACTGATCTATCACCTACAAATTCTCTAAATTTATTAATACATAAAGGTCTTGTTCTCATTGACATTGTAAATCCAGGCACCATTTCTGAGTTACCTTCATATACTCTTAAATAAGATTCTGCAGTTAATTGATCTGATTTTGGAGATTGATATAAATTTTTATATTCTCTTTCCCTAATTGCATCTAATGTCGCCCATCCTATATTAGCATTTTCAACTACTAACATAGCATTATTATATTCTGTAGCTAATCCTGTTAGGAAAAACCCAAATTCTTTAGGTGGCATTTGTCCCTTATATTCTGCTACTTGTGTATTAGTTTTAATATCCATTACATGACATGCAGAAAAATCTTTACCATCACCTCTAGCTACATCTGCTACAACCATATACTCTCTAGAGTAATCAGCATTCTCCCATATCCAAAGATTTTGATCTACTCCTCTTCTTTCTAATGGGTCTTTAATAGTAGTATCTTTAAGAAAATCAATCCATTCAGAATAAAATACTATATCTCCTGATGTGCTAAAATCACAATCACATTCTTGAGCTGCTATTCTAGGATCACCCAGTAATTCATCTTGTCTATCCCTCCATTCTTGATTTCTTTCAGGATGAACATACCAAGGTAATTTAATAGGTAAAAATTCATTTTCTTGGGCTTCTGCCCTAACCCAAGTTTGGTGAAACCAATTTCCTGTACCATAAGGTGTGCTTAATGCGATACAACCCCCTCCAGTTGCTAAAGTTTGTTGTGCTGATGCCCAAATTTCTCCAATATTATCAATAAAAGCGGCCTCATCGATTAATAATAAGGATACTGCTTCTGATCTACCAGCATCACTTGATGCTGATGTTGCTTTAATTTGTGACCCATTATTTAATCTTAAAGTTAATTTATTATTTTCCTCAGCATCTATTTTAAGCCATGAAGGTAAATTTTCATACATAAATTTTACCTTTGTTACCATATTTTTAGCAGTATCTTGTTTAGTTGCTATACATAATATATTCTTATCTTTATGGAATAACATCATCCATAAAGAATAACCTGCTGTTAAAGTAGATATACCTAGTTGTCTTGATTTAAGAATTACAGAATAAGGATTTTCTTTAAATAAATTTAATACTTTTTGTTGAAATGGGTATAAGTTAAATTGTATTCTTCCTCGTTGTGGGTGTTGGATATAACAGTACTTTTTCATAAAATGTATAGGATCTTTTGCACATTTTATATATTCTTGTCTTATTATTTTTTTTATATCTGACATTTATTGTAGTAAAGAATAATTTATCATTATTTCTTTTTTACTTTTTCTATTGATCTCCCTCCAAAATAAGCACCAATTACAGTTATTAATACTAATTGTAGTAAATCGGTCCATTTAGCCTCAACATTGAAATTAATAGTTCCAGCATCAATGAATATCATAAGAACTGTAGAAACTACTAAAAAAATCAATACTAATGGTCTTACATTTTTGCTTAACCAACTATCACTATTCATATCCGCAGACCATCTATCAGTTATGTTTTGTTCCATTTTAGCTTCATGTTTTGCTACTAAAGCTTTTATTTTTCTTTCTGCATTTAGTTTTTCTTCTTTAGATGTGTGTAAATTATCTATAACCCCACCTACACCTTTTACTAGGTCTGCTGCTCCACTTGAAAATAAGTTTGTTAATATACTCATAACTGTAATTTTTATAACATTGATTCTAACTCCTTTTTAAGGTTAGTTAGTTTTAATAATTTGTCCCTTAATTTTTGTTTTTCTGCTCCTTCTGCCGTTTTCCACTTATTAACAGTAGATTTCATTTCTTTTGATGTTTGTTGTAATTTATTAGCAATAGTAGCTACTGAATCTCCTTTTAATTGTTTAGCTGTTGGTTCTTCATCTTCTTCAGACATTAATTCACCTGCTAATTGTTTAGTTTTTGCTAATTCAGCATTTAAATCTTTTTGTAGTTGAACATCAGCTTTAGTAGCTTCTAACATA